TTTATTTGATGATACAATAATAAGTGATACAGGCGAAATACAAGGTTTTTCAGTTAATACAAGCGGTTTATACTTTGTGGATAATAGTCAATTTAAGCTAATTAAAAAGGGTTACAATAAAGTTAGATTTAATAAGGTTGTAGAATACCCTAATAATTACATTACAAACTGGAATCTAAAAACATTTACAGTAGTTAGTCCAACAGTAAGTAATGCTTTTTCTTGGTTAGCAAATAGAAATGGTGGAACAATATATGTTAAATCATATCCAGAGAAAAAATATAATTCTTGGTTTATTGATTACCCAACCGCAAATCCACACTTTTCATCTGTAACTGCTAATAACTTGCCTTTCATAAATCCAAGTGAAATAATAAATTTATCATTTGATTTTGCAACATTAGGAAATGTATCTGGAACACCAGATGCTTTGTTTCTTTTAAAGTTACAAGTTCAACCTGTCGGTGGAAATGCTTACTTTTTAAACCAAGATAAAAACTGGTCTATTGCGGTTAATCCAAATGACCATTATTTTTATTATCCTTATTATGGTTCTTCACCAGTAGTAAATTTTAAAATAGAAGCTGCACCTTGTCCTGTTTTTGGTCAATTATATATGGAGATTATTATGTGCAGTAGTTCGGCTGGTTTTTGGAAATCAACTGTTAAACAAGCTGAAATAAGCAACTTTAACTTAAAAATAGATAGCTTCTTTAAAGAGGTTACAACCGAAAGTTATATTAATGATGTTGAGGAATATGTTTTAGATATAGATTTACCAATGGGTTTTAATGACATTAACGAAGCTAAATATAACTACATAGGTTATATAAGCAAATCGGATGGCAGTATGTTGTTAAATTGGTATAGACAAGAATATCCAGATGAAACATATAGAAGCCTAAGCGAGTTAGTAGTTAAGCAATATTCAAACTGCTTAAATAAAAACATTATTAACTTGGATGCTTCTTTTATGGGTATGGAAACTGAAGATGGAAGATTAAGCGGTGCAATGAGAATAAATGCAACTGACTTAGACCCTGTTCAAATAAGTGTAACAAATAAAAAATACATAATAGGTAATTCAACAATAGATTTACCAAATGATGTAATAACGGCTACTTTATTGGATATTAATCCAGAGAATGTAGAAACAACAATGAATACAGTTTATGATAGTAATCCACTATCAAGAGAATTAACTGGATTTGGACATTATAGGTCTAATGGTTATGTAACTAAAGAGGCTGCTCTTGCTGCTCCTTTAACAAGTAACTTAGTTTATTTAGAACAAGCTGGTGTTCCTTCGGTTGGTGATTTCTTCTATGCAAGTGAGTATTTAACAGTTGGATTTAATGGTGCAAATATTTGGTGGAGAGTTTTGGTTACGGATAGTTATTCACAAGCATATAGAATTAGCGGAGCAGGTGAAATATTAGAAACATACGGATAATTGATTAAATTTGTAATATGGCAGCAGTAATAATACAAGAATTTCCTAATTACTCAATAAATGAGGTTGGGGAAGTAACAAACATAAGAACTAATAAGCGTTTAATAAACACTATAAGTAAAAATGGTTATAGTATTGTTTGCCTATATAATGAATATGGTAGAAAAATGATATACGTTCATAGGCTTTTGGCTGAATATTTTATCCCAAAAGTTGAAGGAATGAATCACGTTAATCATAAAAACGGCATAAAAAATGATTATAGATTAGAAAATTTAGAGTGGTGCAATCGTTCAATAAATATACAACACGCTTGGGATAATGGGTTACAAGAGAAAACAAGAAATGTAACAAGTAAAAGAATGTCTAAATTAGTATTAGATTTAGGTACAGGTATTTTTTATGATTCAGCAAAAGAAGCTGCAAATTTACTTGGTATAAATGCAAATACTTTAAGGGCATATTTGTCAAACTATTACCCAAATAAAACAAATTTAAAATACGTATAAAATGGGAGCAGTAATAGGAAACAATGTGATGCTTTATTACCATAGAACAGATGTTGATCCAGCAGAGGATGTCGCTTTTGCGTGTAGTACAAATTGCACGTTTAATGTAAGCGTAGATCAAAAAGAGGTAACAAGCCAATCAAGTGCTTGGTTTAGAGAATATAAAAATGATGTGGCTACTTGGAATGTAACTTGTGATGGGTTGATTACTTTGACTGGATTTTCATATTTGTTTATGTTAGAAAAGCAGTTAGCAAGAGAACCAATAGAAATTAAGTTTGTAGTGGATAATGGAGTTGATGGTTTAACTATTATTAACGGAACTTGTAATATATCAAGTTTAGCAATAAACGCACCTCAAAAGGATGTGGCTACTTACAATATTAGCCTACAAGGTACAGGTGCATACAATACAACAGGAACGGAGGTTGACCCAAGCGGTGTGATTATAGTAGGTTCAAATCCTGTTAAGACAAAAGGTTACACGGCAAGTGGTGGCGAAACATCAATTACTTTTGCGGACACGATTGGTTATGCTTGTCTTTACGTTTCAAGAGGTGGTGTGGATGCGCAAAACATTTTAACAACAGGAACTCCAACAGGTGATGATGTTAAGTTTATAAGTTCAACAGGGGTTCTTACTTTTGGTAGACCTTTAGAAGCTGGGGAGTATATTCGTGGATTATTTCAATAAAATATTATGAGTCAATTACAAGTTACAGGCGAAGCAAAGATTAGGGATATACAAGGTCCAGTAGTGGCTAATAGTGGTGTTATAACCGCTTTAGATGGTGCTGCAAATCAATATGTAAGGGGTGATGGTACTTTGGCTATTTTTCCATCTTCAAGTGGTGGTGGTAGCTCGGTTTCTTATTATTTAAACGGAAGTGTCAATCAAGGCACTTTTGGTGGTTCTACTTATTACCAAATGAGTAGGAACGCAATAGTAGGTACAGGAACTAACTTTTCAACTTCAAGTGATGGCTTGATTGCTCAATTTATTACCGATGCTAATGACCCAGATGTGGTGTCTATTCCAAGTGGTAACTGGAACGTTGAGTTCTTTATGAATGTAAGTGCATCAAGCGGTGCATTGGCTTCTTTTTATGTTGAGATTTACAAGTACAATGGTTCTACTTTTACTTTATTAGCGACAAACGTAGCTACTCCAGAGCAATTAACAAACACAACAACTGTTGATGCTTACTTTACAAGTGTGGCTATGCCTTTATCGGCAATGGCGGTTACGGATAGGTTAGCGGTTAGAATATTTGCAAACGTAGCTTCAAAGACTGTAACTCTTTATACTGAAGATAATAGGCTTTGTCAAATCGTTACTACTTTCTCAAATGGTTTGACTTCTTTAAATAACTTAACTGACCAATCACAATACCTAACCACAGGAACAAGCGGAACTGATTTTAACATTGTTTCAAGTGGCGATACGCATACTTTTAACATACCAAGTGCAAGTGCTTCTAATAGGGGTTTAATAACAACAGGAAGTCAAACAATAGCAGGTGCAAAAGTATTTGATACTCCTATTACTGCAAACTCAGGTATTGGTTTTTTAAATGGTGTAATGCCAAATATTACAAGTAATTTATATACAGGTATTGGTGGAAATAGTGAAGGTATATCAATAATAACAAGACCTTTTTCAACAAACTATACTAATAATTTATACTTTGGTTTAAATAATAATTCATATACTTTCCCAGATGCAACAGGCACAATCGCTTTAACAAGTGATTTAAATTCTTATGTTCCTTATAGTGGTGCTACAACAAATGTGAATTTAGGAGCATATAGTTTAACGGCAAATCAATTAATAGCAGGCGGAGCAAATATAGATAACGTAGCTACTTTTTCAACTTATGACCAAGGACACGCATTGAAACTAAAGGGTTCAACAGGTGATTTATTTTTTGTTCCTTATTTCAGTCCATCAATAGGTGCAAGGATAACCGCACAAAATAGCGCAGCTTCAGCAAATACTCCTTTATCTTTTTATGCAAGTAATTTCTATTTTAATAGTAATGTAAATTTTGGTAGTACATTGGGAAACGGAACTTATACTTATACTTTACCAAGTGCAACAGGTACTTTAGCCCTTACAAGCAACCTATCTGCTTACCTACCTTTAACTGGTGGTACGCTTACTGGTGCTTTAAGTGGAACAAGTGCTACGTTTAGTGGAAATATGGCTATTGGTGGTACTACAATTACCGATGCTAATATGCTCAATGTTATTGGGAATCAGTCAAGTGTAAATATTGGATTAGTTCTTAATAATACAAACGCTACATATCCTAAAATATATGCCATCCAAAATGTAAATAACAATCTTGTCTTTTATGATTATAGCGCAAGTGCAACAAGACTTACAATATCAAATACTGGTGCTGCTACATTCTCAAGCGGAATTGGAATAGGAGGAGCAACCGCAACAACGGGAGGTATTCAATTTCCAACAACGGAAGTAAATGTTAATAACGCAAATAATTTAGATGATTACGAAGAAGGTTCTTTTACTCCGGTTGTGGTAGGTAGTTCAACTGCTGGAACTGCAACTTATTCCGCACAAAATGGTCGTTATGTAAAAATAGGTAGAGCAGTAAATTTTAATTTATATTGTGATTGGAGTGCTGGAACTGGAACTGGAAGTTTGTATATTGGTGGATTGCCTTATGTTGCTGACGCAGCAGGTATATATCCTGCTTGTGCTATTGGTGAAACATCGGGTATTACTTTAGCTGCGACCGGCATAATGACTGCAAGAGTACAAATAAGTACTACTTTAATATTTTTATCACAATACCCTCTTGGAGGTGGTTCTTCATCAGCCGTAAGTTATGATGGTGCCGGTTATGTTGTATTGGCGGGTACATATTATGTTTAAATTTAAAAAATAATAAAATGGCATTAAAAGAAAAAACAATCATTGACAAAATAGAATTAGTAGAAAACAACTCAATTCAAGTAAGAACTGCTACAATCATTGAAAAAGATGGTTTAGAATTAACAAGAACTTATCATAGACACGTTGTAAAACCAACAGATGATGTTACAAATGAAGATTCTAAAGTACAAGCAATAGCTAAAGCTATTTGGACTAAAGAAGTAATATCAGCTTACGTAGAATTACAAAAAGCAAACCAATTAAAAGCAATAATTCCATCTTAATAGTTAAAATATTAGGTATTTAACTATATTTGTATATAAAATAAAAACTATGATAACAATTAATCAAGAACAAATCAAGGAATTAGAAGCGTTTATCAACACTATCCCAACTGCTTATGGTTTACCATTATTGCAGTTCTTAGGTAAATTAAATGCAGAACAAAATCCACCAACAGAATCAACTGAAGCGTAATGGTACATAATAGCAATCAATCGGACTTATTAACTATTGTTAGCGGAACATCCGCATTTATTAGTGTTGCAAATGTGCAGCCCATAGTTTCACTTATAGCGAGTTTGATTGCTATTGTTTCTGGTATTTTAGCTGCAAGATATTACATTAAGGCTACCAAAAGATTTAAGTAATGAAAGAGATAGTAATCGTTCTATTAACGGCGGTTCTAATCTTTTTCATCGGAAGTGAGGCACGATACACCAAAAGTGAACCTGTAATCGTAACTGATACAGTTTACCAACAGAAAACTTTCACTAAGTTTATAAAGGGAAATTCAATCCCTTTTGTCATTTTAGACACTATTTACCTAATTGACACAATTAAGGACACAATTACAATCGTTAAGGATTATAACCAAGTAAAGGTTTATTCCGATACTATGCGCATAGATTCTTTAGGATACGCATACATTCAAGATACAATCAGTCAAAACAAGATACAAGGCAGGGGTTTTAGTGCCAATTTTAACCTTCCGACCATAACAATTACCAAATTAATAGAGCCAAAGTCAAAGAACCAGCTTTATTTGGGATTTATAGGCGATTTAAAGCACTCAAATGGACAAATTGGTATTGGAGGTTCAATTGCACTTAAAACGGCTAAAAACACCTTATATACGGCAACGGCAACAATGAACGGATATTCTTTTGGATACTATAAAAAGTTTTAATATGAAGAAGTTTATTATTTCAATGTTTAGTGATGAAGTTGGTGCTATGAGCCACAAAAGGATTTTAGCTTTTATTGGTGCTATTTGTCTTTATACAACTTTTGTAATTACTAAAAGCGACCATTTAGGCGATTTAGTTTTTTATATGAGTATGGCATTTGCAGGTTTAACAACTATTGATAAATTCAGTAAATAATGGAAAACAACGAAAAAAGAGCATTTGCAATTGGTTTTGTATTGTGGGTAATTGGATTAGTTTACTTTATAAATCAAGTAATATAAATGGCAATAGTTTACAGACATATAAGACTTGATAAGAATGAGCCATTTTATATTGGCATAGGTAAAACCCAAAAAAGAGCCTATGAAAAAATAAAGCGTAATCAATTTTGGCACAATGTAATTGCTAAAACTAATTATGAAGTTGAGATACTTTTTGATGATTTATCTTGGGAAAATGCAGAAGAAAAGGAAAAAGAATTTATTAAATTATATGGCAAAAGAGATAACAATACAGGTTGTTTAGTTAATATAACAGATGGTGGTGGTGGAATTTTAGGTGCAAGACATAGTGAAGAATCAAGAAGAAAAATTGGAGAGGAAAGTAGAAATAGAAAAAGAACACCAAGAAGTGCTGAAACTAAAGAAAAGTTAAGATTAGCTAATTTAGGTAAGGTTGGCAATAGATTAGGTTCAAAAGTTAGTGAAGAAACTAAATTAAAGTTAAGACTTGCAAATCTTGGCAAAGTTGGTCCTAATAAGGGTAAAAAAATGAGTGATGAAACAAAAAGAAAAATTAGTGAAACTAAAAAGTTAAATCCAGCACCTAAAAGATATATTAAATTGTCTGAAGAAACTAAGAAAAAAGTAAGCGAAGGATTAAAAAGATATTTTGCAAATAAAAGATTGAACAATGATAAGTAAATCCGCAATAGACCTTATAATAAAGCACGAAGTGGGCGGTCGTGATGTATATACTCGTAGGTATCAAAAACCAATATGGGCTGGTGGGGATAGTGGAATTACTATTGGGATAGGTGCTGATTTAGGCTATATGAAGGAAAAAGAATTTTTAGCCGTATGGAGTCCAAATCTTAATCTTAATTTTATTAACGCATTAAGACCAGTTGTTGGATTAAAAGGTCAACAAGCCAAGTTAATGTTAAGAGGTGAGATTTTAAATGTTAAAGTTCCTTTCAATGTAGCATACGAAGTATTTATAAATTATGACATTCCTAAATATTATAAGTTGACTAAAGCTATTTATCCAGAACTTGACACCTTGAACGAGGACACAAGAGGTGCTTTGGTTTCAATGATTTATAACAGGGGAAACAAGTTAGATGGCGATAGGCGAAAAGAAATGAGGGCAATAGTTAACCTTGTAGCAAAAGCTGATTACGAGGGCATAGCTGACCAAATAGAAAGGTCTAAAAGACTTTGGGAAAATGTAGGATTAGATGGATTGGTCAAACGCAGAGAAGAAGAAGCAGATTTGATACTAAACTCACTAACCTAAAATAAACCTATGACAACAACAAAAAAGAAAGGCGGAAGCAAAACAACAATGAGTGGACAGATAGTCTTGGACTATTTGGCTAAATATCCTCAATGGATGCCGTCTAACACTTTAGCTTCTTTGATTATGAAGGAGCAAAGCGCACACTTTGACAATCACGAAAACGTACGTTATTTGGTACGTTATTACAGGGGTAAGACTGGCGAAAGCAAAAGTACAAAAGGAACTAACAAACAATTTATAGAAGATTTTAAACGTACTGCTTCAAACTTTGTGCAGCCACCTACTTGGGTAGAGGAAAAAGTTGTTTATTGTTTACCGATAGGAATTAAGAAGATGGGTTTTATAAGTGATTTACAAGTACCATTCCACGACCCTAAAGCGATTGAGGTTTGCTTTAAATACTTACAGGACCAGAAGATTGATTCATTATTTATCAATGGTGATTTGGTTGACTTTTACCAATTAAGCGATTTCCAAAAAGACCCAAGAGTTAGAAAGTTTGATGAGGAATATGAGGCGATAATTGAGATGCTTGGATTTATAAGAGCATCATTCCCTTTGATTCCTATTTATTACAACTTAGATGCCAATCACGAATTTAGGTATGAAAGGTATATGCGAACCAAAGCACCAGAGTTATTAGGGTTAAGCGGTAAGTTTGACATTGAGGAAATCTTGATGCTAAATACTTTTAACATTATACCTATTAAAAATATAGACCACGTTAAGTTCGGCAAATTACCTATCATACACGGTGATACTACATTTAGAAGGGGAAGCGGTGTAAATCCAGCTAAAACCCTTTACGATAGGGTTAAGCAGTCTGCAATAGCTTCGCACGTTCACCAAGTACAATCTTACACAACAAAGAATCAATTTGATGAGGAAGTATTTACTTGCTGGACAACGGGCCACCTTATGCATAGCAACGTGGAATATTGTAAGCACGTTGATAATTACTCACAAGGGTTTGCTATATTAGAAAAAGATGTTGAAGGTTACTATTCGGTACAAAATAAAAGAATCTATAAAAACAAAATTTTCTAATATGAGATACCCTAAAAACTTTGCAAAATTGACATCACTACAACAAGAACAATGGTTAGTTGCTAAATTAATTGAGCTTCACGAGTTAGAACAAGACATCAAGTTAACATTAGGCAAGATAAGAGGTGGCGAGAAACTTATATTTAAAGAAATAGACAGACCAGATTTAGCTTTATTAAAAGATGAAGATTAAAGTTATATATCGCAAATTGGGTAGGGAACAGGCTCACGGCATTGCTGAAAGTGATGGTGTAGTTTATATTGACTCACGGCTAAAAGGCAAGAAGCAGCTTGAAATCCTGTTACACGAGTGCTTACATATACTTAACCCAATGGATGACGAAGATGCAATTATTGAGAAAAGCGTAACTTTATGTAAGGTTCTTTGGCAACAAGGATACCGAATGGTAGATAATTCTAACGATACACCATTACAGGATGGTTCTAAATAGTTGTTCGTTCATAGTTCCTCACCCCTAAAAAGGTGGGGTTTTTTATATATCTTTGGCTTTCATATTGGAGAACTTAGGTTTAGCCACCCTTTTAGTCTTATTAGGGTGGTTTTTTATGTATCATAAAACGCACTATTTGACACATATTTGTTGCATATAAGTCAAATTATACCATTTATCCTTATTATTTGCCGTTCATCACATTTATTTAAAATAATTGGCTTGTTTGATAAAGTTATAAGGTTTTACCCTATCTTTGAATCCTAAACCAAAAACAACCAATATGAACAGACTAAAAACTCCACAAGAGAAAGCAAACGAACGCTACAAAGCTGAAAGCATTAAACCACTTTACGCATTTATCATTGTATGCGTGGCATTTTTAATTACCGCAATCCTTCAAAACATTTAACCTATGAAAACAGCAATGCAAGAATTAATTCATTTTATTGAGAGTACTCAATTTCCAAAAGAAGGTTCAGGAAATTACATTTATGAAAAAGCTAAAAGATTACTTGAAAAAGAAAAAGAGCAGCTATTGAATGCATTTAGAGATAATTCTTGGAATAAATCTTTTAATCAATACTACAGCGAAACCTATAACCAAAACAAATAACCTATGACACCGATTAACATTTACATTAAGACATTAGAAACCCAATTAATTAATATGCCCTCTGGCTATGTAAAAGAAACAGTTGAAGCCTGTTTAAATTTAGCCATAGGAATTAAAGAAAGCTATGAAAACATTAATAACAACATTAGTAACGAACCAAATCAAGACTAACCTACAAACCGAAGCCGACAATAAAGGCATAACATTAAGTAAGTTGGTTTATAAAATCCTAAAACAATATGAGCAAACTAATATATCAAGAGAAACAACTAAAGTTGCACAAAAGAGCAACAATCCTACTGGAACTGCTAAAACAAGCACAGGGAAGGCAAAATCTATTTGAGGCTGATCTTGCTGAATGGAGGCGAGGTCTTGATGATACAAGGACAATGATTAGCGAGGAAGATTTATTAATCAAGATTGCAAGGATGAATGACATCCAGCGCAGAATCCTTAAAAGCTACCATTACTTGATTCTGGACCTTTATACCTTAACGGAAGACTTTATGTTACCTATAAACCTTTTACACTTTTAATATGACACCTAAACAAAAAGCAGAAGAATTAATTGCTAAAATGACAAGACCTATAAATGATGATTATTATGTAGACTACAATGATTATGCTAAAGAATGTGCATTAATAGCAGTAGATGAAATAATTAAAGCATTACCGCCATTTGAATATGGTTTAGAATTTGTTGCTAAAATTGAATTTTGGAATAAAGTTAAAAAAGAAATAGAAGCATTATGAGAGAAGTCCACAAGACATATATGGCAGAACTTGAAATCGAGGTTTTGCGAGAAAAGAACAAAAAGCTAAAACAAGAAATAAATCAATTAAAGGATTTATTAGACAAACATTTAAACATAAAAACAATAAGAATGGACAAAGAACAACAAAAGGAGTATGCAATTCAAATAGCCGAAAAAGTGTGCAATTATTATCAAATTAACTATGGAAAAATGATGTCCAAATATAGAGGCGAGGAGGTTACTTTGGCAAGACAAATGACTATGTACTTTACTAAAGAAAAGACTGAATTAAACGGCGAGGAAATAGCCAAATTGTTTAACAGGGATAGGACAACAGTATTGCACTCAATCCAAAAGATTCGTGGACAATTAACAAATAAGTTTGATGATACCATAAAAAATGACATTTTCAACTTAAATGTGCTTATTTAATTTGGTTATTAACACCAAAGTAGTTAATTTTAAACTCTAAAACCAACCAATATGAACGAACAACAACTGGCTAAAAAGCCACAACTTTCGTACACGAAAGACCAAGTAGAGTTAGTAAAATCGCAGATTGCTCCAGAAGCAACAGTTGATGAACTAAAGCTATTTCTTTATCAAGCACAAAGAACAGGACTTGATGCGTTATCAAGACAAATTTATTGCATCCACAGGAACGTTAAAACGCAAAACGGATGGTCTAAAAAAATGACAATTCAAACAAGCATTGATGGCTTCCGAGTAATTGCTGAACGTAGTGGGAACTATGGTGGACAAAGCGAACCTGTATTTGTAGAACAAGATGGTAAGTTAATTTCTTGTAAGGTATCAGTATTTAGATTTCACGGAGAAACAAGATATGAAGCATCGGTAGGTGTGGCTTATTGGGATGAATATTGTCAAAGAACAAACGATGGCAAACCAATGGGTTTATGGGCGAAGATGCCACATACAATGTTAAGCAAGGTTGCAGAGGCATTAGCTTTAAGAAAGGCTTACCCACAAGATTTAAGCGGACTTT